AAACTCGACTGATGTTCAGTCTAACGAAGTACCAAAGACTGTTCTAGGTCTTGAAGAAAAATATCAAGAAGAAAATAAAAAAATAGAAGATAAAACTATAAGAGCTGAAAATATTTCAGAATCATTAATTGATAGTTTGCCAAACCCAACGGGTTGGAGATTATTAGTATTACCATTTACACCTAAAGATAAAACTAAAGGTGGAATTATTATATCACAAGAATCATTAGACAAATTAAGAATAGCTACTAATTGTGGTTATGTTCTTAAAATTGGACCTTTAGCATATAACGACAAAGAGCGTTATCCAACAGGTCCATGGTGTAAAAAAGGAGATTGGGTTATCTTTGCTCGTTATGCGGGCTCAAGATTACCAATAGAAGGTGGAGAAGTGCGACTACTAAACGATGACGAAGTTTTAGGGACTATTAAAAACCCTGAAGATGTTCTTCATCACATTTAAACATAGGAGGCACTATGCCAATAGAAGATAAAAAACCAAAAAACGATCCAATGATCGATGTCGGTGAAAAAGAAGGCGCTGAGATTGAATTGGAAAACAACGAGCAATCAAAAGCCGTTGCAGAAGAGAAAAAAGAAGAGAAGATAGAAGTTCAACAAGAAGCAGAACAACCTATTGTTGAAGCTAAAGAAAAAACTGAAACTAAAAAACCTAAAGATGAGTTAGAAGAATATAGCGAAGGCGTTAAAAAACGTATAGCTAAATTAACTCATAAAATGAGAGAAGCAGAAAGACAAAGAGAAGAAGCTTTGGTTTATGCTCAATCAGTTCAAAGAGAAAAAGCTTTATTAGAAAATAGAGTACATAAAACAGATAGAGTTTATGTATCTGAATTTGAAAATAGAGTTAATTCTAGTTTAGAAAATGCTAAACAAGCTCTTAAAACTGCTATTGATTCTCAAAATATAGAAGCTCAAGTTAATGCTCAACAACAAATCGCTGAATTAGCTTTAGAATCTGCTAGATTAAGAGCAATTAAAGCGGCTCAACAAGATGAACCAAGAAAAGAAGTAACAATTAACCCTCAACAACAATATGTTCAGGCTCCTCAAACAGATCCTAAAGCAGAAGAATGGGCGGCTAAAAATACTTGGTTTGGTAATGATGCTGCAATGACTTATACTGCATTTGATATGCATAAAAAGCTTGTAACAGAAGAAGGATTCGATCCTAGAAGTGACGAATATTATGCAGAAATTGATAAAAGAATAAGACTTGAATTTCCGCATAAATTTGGTACAAGAGATGTAGAAAATACAGAAAGAGCAAGACCTGCTCAAGTTGTAGCTTCGGCTAATCGTCCTAGCCAATCAGGACGCAAAAAAACTGTGAAGCTCACACCATCACAAGTAGCAATTGCTAAAAGATTAGGTGTGCCACTTGAAGAATATGCGAAACATTTAACCACGAAGGAGGTATAGGCATATGGTAAACGAAAAAAATACAATTAAGACTTCCCGTGCGAGCGAAACTAGGTCTAAAACAGAAAGACCTAAAGTTTGGACTCCACCATCATCTCTAGATGCACCGCCTGCGCCAGACGGATTTAGACATAGATGGATAAGAGCTGAGTCATTAGGCTTTGATGATACTAAAAATATCACAGGCAGAATGAGATCAGGATATGAATTAGTGAGAGCTGATGAATATCCAGACCAGAACTTTCCATCAGTTAAAGACGGCAAATACGCAGGAGTGATTGGAGTAGGTGGCCTAGTGCTGGCTAGAGTACCCGAGGAGATCGCTAAGTCTCGTGAAGATTACTTTGCAAAAAGAACTCAAGAACGAGCTGATGCAATCGCAAACGATCCTCTGAAGGAACAGCATCCAAGTATGCCAATCAGTAATGAAAGGCAAACTCGTGTAACTTTTGGTGGTACAAAGAAAAACTAATTATTTAGTAATTCCTACCCAACAAAGTTTAAATTAAACTTAAAGGAGTAAATAATATGGCAAACTCAACAAAAGCCTATGGTTTTAGACCATTAGGAAAAGTTGGTGGTGGCTACACTAGCGGTGGACAAGATCAGTTCTACATCGTTGATAACGAGTCTCAGGCTATTTATCAAGGTGACTTAACTGCATTGACTGCTACAGGAACTGTTGTTGCTGTAACATCGTCTGCAACTGGACAAGTATTAGGCGTGTTTAACGGCTGTCTAATAGAAGTTAGCCCTAACAATAGAAACAAACCGACTTGGCAAAACTACTACACACAAACAGATGTTTCTCAAGGAAACATTCAAGCGTTTGTAGTGGATGATCCAAATCAACTATACCTTGTTAAATCAACAGGAACTGCACTAGGTGTAAGCGCTGTTGGAAGAGCATTCGATATATTGTATGCTGCAGGAAGTTCTGTAAATGGAATTTCTGCAACTGCTTTAGATCTTGCAGCTTCTAACTCGTCTACTGGTCAGGCATTAGTACTAGGACCTTCAAACTTTATCGGTAATGAAGTAGCAGTAGCTAGTGAAGACTTTGTTGTTAGAATTAACAAAGGTCAACAACTAATCTAAAGGAGTAATAAACTATGGCTATATCACGATCACAACTAGTTAAAGAACTAGAACCAGGTTTAAACGCTCTGTTTGGACTTGAATATAAACGTTACGAAAACGAGCACGAAGAAATCTTCGATAAAGAAACTTCTGAAAGAGCATTTGAAGAAGAAGTTATGTTATCAGGTTTCGGTAATGCTGCGATTAAAGCTGAAGGCTCTGGCGTGTCTTATGACCAAGCTAACGAGACTTTCACTGCTAGATATACGCACAATACTATAGCTCTTGCGTTCGCAATCACTGAAGAAGCGATTGAGGACAACTTGTATGACAGACTAGCGTCTAGATATACAAAAGCATTAGCTAGATCT